TCGGTGTGGGTGTCTTCGCCGATGGTGACGTACGGGAACTGCAGCGCGTCGGACCCGGTGAGCGGGCGCGGCTGGGCGTCGAAGACGCCGCGCACGAGCGCCATCAGCGTGGCGCTTCCGGTGAGCGCGGTATAGACGGCGCCCTGTATTGCAAGTGCGTATCCCATGTCAGTCGATCACGTCGCCACGCTCGCACATGCAGACGACGTGCCGCGCGCGGGTTGCATCCGGCAGGATGGCGCGGATGTTGTATTGCTGGCCGTTGTGCACGATGCGCATGGACGTCAGGAGGCCGTCGAGTTGGCGCATGACGATCTTGGCCGTGACTTCGGACTGCTGCGCCTCGGCGGCGAAGAACTCGCGGCCGGAGATGGGCAGGATCGCGGCCGGGACCGACGCGGCGAACGTGGCCCAGCCGGCGACGACGCCGCCGTATTGGTCGCGCGTTTCGGCCTTGTGCTGGACGTGCACGCGATGGCGCAGGGTGCCTGCTCTCATCAGTGCTCGAGCAGCGAGGCGACAAGGCCGGTGCCGCCGGTGATGGCGATCGTGCCTTGCAGGTACTCGCGGATGGTGACGAGCGGGATGGCGACGGCTGCGCCTGCGGCGATGGCGCCGACCGCATAGCCGCCGCTGACGTCGACGACGCCAATGCCGTTGACGTTGACGGTGGTGCCGCCGTTGCCGTCGATCACGGGGCTCAAGGCGCCGGCCGTCGGGTTGCGCAAGACGAGGATCGGCGTCTTGCTCTGGTCGTAGACCAGCGAGTCTGTGCCGTTGAGCGTGGTTTCGGTGACGGCGCGCTTGCCGAGGCCGGTGAGGGTGGTGGCAGTGATGGCGGGCATGGTCGGCTCCGGTTATGCGTAAACTTTGTGGCGGTCGAGCAGGCCGTCCGCGAACGGCATGTCGTTGACGATGTTCCCGACGTTTACCGATTCGCGGTTCTCGAACAGCGACCCAACGCGCAGCAGGATCCACTGGCGGATTGCGGCCGGGACGAACGTGCCGTCAGCGCCGTAGCCGGCGACGTAGCGCACGCGCACGGCGTTGCGCTCGGCGCGGGTCGCGGGCCAAGCGAGGCCGTAGGCTGGAACGACGGCGCCGGGCTCGGCTGCGGTGTCGACGGCGTACGCGGCGGGGTCTAGCGTCTGCTCGACGCCTGCGGTGTCGGTGTACTTGATCGAGGTGATAGACGCGAGCGGCGCCATCGGCAGGACGATCGCGGCGGGGAAAGCGTCGAGCGCGAGCTCCCACGTCTGCGTGACGAGCGCGCGCTGCAGGCGGTGCTCGGCGTCTTCGCGCGCGGCGGCGATGTAGGCGCCGATGAGGGCGTCGTCGTCGCTGTGTGTGACGTAGAGGTGCGCCTTGGCCTCGGCGAGCATGACGGGCTCGACGTCCGGGGCGTCGATGAGTCGGGCGGGCATTTAGGCCGCGGCCTTATTCCTGCTGCTGCGGGTGTTTTTCTCGGGCCCAGCAGACTGCTCAACGGCAGGCGCATCCGCAGCAGGCTCAGCGCCGGCAGGCTCAGCGGCGGGGGGCTGCATGGGCTCTGCGTAGACGGCGACTAGCGCCTCATCGACGAGGTGTTTTGCGACCGCTTCGGAAACGCGCGCGAAATCGCCGGACGAGAAGCTGCCCAGCATGGTGTTGCTGCCCTGGCGGACGAATCTGATCTTGACCATGTGTGCTCTCCTTTTCATCTTGCATGAGTCAGAAGTTGGCCCATGCAAGATGCCCCGGTCGCCCAGGGCATCTATCACCTACTTAGGCAGCAGGCGGGGTGAGGTCGCCGCCGCGGATGGCGGCGGGGACTTCGACAGCCAGAGCCAGACGACGCTCGGCGAGGATGGTGACGAGGCGCTTGGTGAAGTTGTCGCTGTCGGAATCGGACAGCGAGATCACGACGTTCTCGCGGTTGTGGATGGTCGCCGCCTGCTTGAACGCGCCGACGGCGAAGGTGTCGGCAGTGACGCCGACCGACTCGACCACGGGCAGGCCGAACAAGCGCGGCATGCCGGCGTCGTCGTACTTGAACGGCACCTGGCCGGCAGCGGTGGTCAGCAGTTCGGTTTCCATCGTCGCCCAGTCGGCCGGGTTCACGAGGATGGCGTCGGCGGCGTAGCCCGCGACCTTGAGGTCGCCGATGACCTTGCGGATCAGGACGAACTTCGCCAGCGTGGCACCCAGCGCGCCGGATAGGTAGCCGTGCAGCGTGTAGTTGCCGGAGTCGAAGATGCCGCTGATGTTCGGTGCGGTGCCGTCGCCGACGGCGAGCTGCGTTTCGACCTTGCGGTTGACGCCGTACACCATGCGACTGTCGACGTAGGCGGCGAGCGCGGCGTTGTCGGCGGCGAGCTGGCGGCTGATCTTGATCCAGTGGCCGACGTTGCTGATCGGCATGTTGACCAGCGACCAGGTCAGCGCGCTCTCGGCGCGGGCGATGCCTTCAGCGGCCTCTGCTGCCGAGTTGGTGAAGGAGGCCTCCTTCGTGAACTCGATCGCGTTGCTCGCGGTGGGCAGGGCGGGGATCAACGATTCCAGCGTGAGCATGGGCGCTGCGCCTGGAACGACGCCGGGCTTGCGGTCGGGAGCGACGTTGGCGTCGGCGCCGGTCAGCGTATTCTTGACCTCGAGGCCGATGGAGCCGAACTGGCGGCCGCCGACGATCATGCCGAGCTTGCCCTTGTACTCGTCGGAGCCGACGAACTGCTTGCCCCACGAGGTGATCTCTGGCGCGGCTTCCTGCATGTCGACGCCGCGCTGCTTGATGGCGAGGATCTCGTCGGCCAGCTCGCGCTGCTTGATGCCGATGGCTTCGATTGCGGCCTGCGTGTCTTTCGACACGGTGCCGAGCTTGGCTTCCATGTCGGCCTTGTCGGCGAACTTGGCGAGCTGGGACTCGATGTTGTCGAGGGACTTGGTGATGAGTTCCATGGTCATGGTGCGGTCTCCTGATTACGGTATCTGCGGATGAGGGGGTGAATCGCCAGGGCGGCGAGTTCGTCTGCGGTGTTGCCGGCGCCTACCTCGTCACCAGCGTCCCGCTGCGCGAAGAGTTCTCGGGCCTTTGCCAGCAGCGTTTTCGCGCTGGCGGTATCGAACCCCCCTGCATCCCGCAGCAGGCGTTCAAATTCTCGAATGCTGTCGACTTCCTCGATGGCGCTCTTTACGCTCGCCAATTCGATGCGCGCGGCGCCGTCTGCCGGGAAGGTGACGGGGCTGATCTCGACGAGGTTGGAGACGTGCTTGATGTCGCGGCCGCCGTCTTCGCGGGCGACGTAGTCGTTGGCGCGCAGGTAGTAGCCGATCGACAGGCCATCGAGCGTGCCGTGCTTGAGCGCGGCATAGGTGTCGTCGGCGCGGGTCATGCCCAGCGTCAGCTCGCCTTCGACGAAGAGTCCGTGGTCGTCTTCCTTGGCACTGAGCCACTTGCCGATCGGCAGGCCGTAGCTGTCGTGCTGCAGGAACATCTTGGGCATGCCGTTCTGCTTGAGCGTGCGCTTGTAGGCGCCGGGCATGATGGTGTCGCCGTAGGAGTCGACGCCGCCGAACACGCTGGCATACCCGGCGAAGGAACCGGCTGTCGAGCCGTCGAGCTTGATCTCGCAGTCGGTGAGCGAGAGCGTTTTCTTGATGAGCATGGGTCAGGCTCCTTGCGGTTTCGGCAGGTTCTGCAACTCGACCAGGTTGGACTGGACGGTGATCTTGTCGCCGCCGGGGACGGGCGGCATGTTCTCGAGCTGGCGCGCTTCGTTGCGGGTGAAGACGCCGTTCTGCAGCATCTTGGAGTAGACCTCTGCGCGGTCCTTGATGTTGACGCGCAAGAGGCCGTCGAAGTTGAACTCGACGGTGTAGCGCGCGCGCTGCGCTGGGGTGAGCACGCGCTTGGATACGGCCTGCTCGATGCCGACGAGGATCGGGCGCACGGTGAACTTGTAGAAGCCCTCGACGATCTGCTCGATGCCGCTGCCCCAGGTGGTGACGTTGCTGTGGCCGATCATCACGGGCGGGACGCCGAACCAGCGGGCGATCTCCTCGACGCCGAACTGGCGGGTTTCGAGCAGCTGCATGTCCTCGGGAGCGAGGCTCAGTTGCTGGTATTTCATGTTCGCCTCAAGCACGAAGAGCCGGCTCGTGTTGCCGACCTGCATCTCGGCGAAGTTGGCGCGGATCGCTTCGCGCTGCGCGGTCGAAAGCACGTTGTCGACCATGAGGACGCCGGTGGGCTTGCCGCTGCTGGAAAACAGCTTATTGGCGGCAGCGGTGCTGTGCGCGACCTCGCTCGTGGTGGCGCGCATGTAGTCGAGCCGCGAGAGCCCCATGGTGCCGTTGCCCATGCCCTTGATGTGGAGCACGCTGTCGGCGGCGAGCGCGACGACGTCGTTACCGACGCGGTAGAGGTAGACCGCTTCGCCGTCGAAGATCTGCACTTCGACCTGGTCGGACGCCATGGGCCACAGCGCGAACGCTTCGCCGTTTGTGCCGCGGTCGATGCGCGCGTAGGCGTTGTTGCGCAGCGCGAGGTTGACGAGCATGGCGGTCCAGAACTCGGCCGATGTCATGCGCGAATTCGGACTGGTGTGCAGCAGCGCCCACAGCGTGGTGTCGCGCGCGATGCTGCGCATGCCGTTCATCGCGTTCTCGTAGACGAGCAGCGGCAACGTCCCGATGGTGTTGGCGATGACCGAGGCGCACGCCCACACGGCGCTGATCTGCAGGGCGTTGTCGATGGTGACGGGCTGGGTGCCGTCGACGATCGACGTGGCCGGGCTGCTCGTCTGTTTGCCGGAAGAGTCGGCGAGCGCGCGCCCGCCGAACAGGCCGGTAAACCACGAGGTGAGTATGTTCATGCGGCGATCGGGTTGTTCAGGAATTCACTGATGTCGTGATGCTCGACCGGTGTCATTGATCTCGCCATGGCCATGATGAGCGCCACAGCTCCATCGATCTTGTTGTCGGGTTTCTCTTTCGTCGGTACGCCGACACCGTTCCGCATCTTCAGCACCACGTTCGACACCATCCATTTCATGATCGGGTCTCCGTTGTGATGAAAGCGCCCGGCCTTTACCGCGGCGAGCAGTTCGTCTGCTGCTTGCGCTATGAGGCTGTGACGGTTCTGCGCAAACTCCACAACCTCCGCGCCATCCTTCATCAGCTGGTGGGCGAGATGCGTCGCGCGCCAGGGGTCGTACACGACTTCGCGGATTTGGAACCTGCTCTTGTCTGCAATGACGTCGGCGCCGACGACGTCGAAGTCCAACTCCGCGCCTTCGGTCAACGTCAGCAAGCCTTGTCGAACCCACTTCCGGTACGCGGTCTGATTGTTCTTTGCTTCCTCGACCGTCTGCTCCGGGAGGTAGTAGCGCCCGAACGCGTAGTAGTGGCACTGGCCGTTCACTGTCTTCGTGAACAGATTCACGTTCGCGCAGATGTCGAGCTTCGAAGCGAGGTCGAGCGCGGTGACGCACTCCTCGCCGGCGAGCTCCTCTGCATCGAGGGCTGGATCGGCGCACATATCCCACGCCACCATCGGCATCCATGCAACGGAGGCGGAAACCCACCGGTTCAGGTGCTTCGTCAGGAAGCGCGTCTGGTGCGCTGGATTTGTAACGGCTGCGCGCTGCTGGGCAACCAGGTAATCCGCGTCGACGGAAATTCCGTAGTTCGGGTTGGCCTTCTTCAGGATCTCGGGATCAGCCCAGTTGTCCTTGTCGTCGATGCCATAGATGACACCGAACAGCTCATCGTTTTCGAAGACGCCCTCAAGAACCTTCCGGACTTCCTGGTCCTTGTCGTAGCAGGGGCCAGCGAGGTTGTAGCCGGCGGTCGTGATGATCAGGATTAGCGGCTCGTCTCGCGCGCCGGTGCCGGAGACCATCGTGTCGTACTGCTCGGATGTGTCGTGCTCGTGGAACTCGTCTAGGATTGCGCACGACGGCGACGCGCCATCGCCCGGTTTGCCGATGATGGGCTCGAAGCGGTCACCGTTCTCAGGGCATACGATCGACTTCGCCCACACCTCGAGGCCGGCCGCCTCGATCAGGTCGGGAGTGCGTTCCACCATCTGCCGGGCCGGCCGGAAGACTTCCCACGCCTGCTTCTCGGTCGTCGCGCCCGAGTAGACCTCGGCGCCGTGCTCGCCATCGCCAGCCAGCATGTAGAGGCCGATTCCGGCCGCCAGAGCAGACTTGCCGTTCTTCCTTGGAACGATCACGTACGCTTCGCGGAAGCGGCGCTTGTCGTCTTTCCTGCGCTTCCACCCGAACACGCAGCAGACGATGAACAGCTGCCACAACGAGAGAACGATCAGCTCTTTCTGACGCGCCCACTTTCCCTTTACGTGGGGCAGCAGCTCGATGAACAGACAGGCTGCCTCAGCGGCGTCCGCGTCGAAGTAGAACGGATATTTCTTGCTCTGCCTGGCCTGCTCCAGGTTATCGAGGTGACGCTTACAGGCGAGGACGGCCCATTTGCATGCAGGGATCTTCCGGGCTACAACCTCCCGCGCGTAGCGGTTTGCCGCCGTGACGTGCGTGTTGGCCAATGGATCACCCTTTCTTGCCTCCCTTGATCAGCCCCAGAAATGGGTTGGTTCTCGCCGGCGGTTTGGCCGCATTCACCTTGGTCGATGCTGACGGCGTGAGGCCGAACTCGGAGAGCAGCGATTGGAGGTGCCGCTGGGCCTCGCTCAGTTGAGCGACTTCCGGACGGGTACGGTTCATCACCCCGCCGGTCTGCGTTGTGGTTTGGTACGTCCGACCGTTCTCAGCGACGTCGGCCGACAGCTCGGCGATCTCTGCCATTCGAAGAGCAGCGATGGCCATCGCCTCAGTGTGCGATCGGCTGAGGATCCGCAATTCCGCGAGGCGTGCCGCCAAGGTCTCGAAGTGCTCAACCGCATTCTCCGGCAGCCAGAGGGGAGGGGACGGCTCCGCGCTCGATGGTGTGGGCTCGCCGTTGTTGAGCGGGCGCTTGCCAGGGTTACCGCGCGCCACCTTGACCGCGCGCGGTGTCGCTTTTCGCCCGGTCACTTTTTATCCCCGATTTCGCGGCGGTGAAAATTAGGCTCCCACTCCGGTCCCTGGACCATGCGGCTTGGACTTTTGATCCCCCCCTCCGTCGCGGTCTTGGCCCTATGGCATGCAACGCAGATCGATTGGAGGTTGTTATCGTCGTCGTTGCCGCCATCGGCCTTCGGGATGATGTGGTCGACCTGGCTGGCCCTGCTCACACGGCTGCCTTTCAGGCACGGCTGACACAAGCCGTTGTCGCGCACCAGAATCTGTTTGCGTTTCCGATCCCACGCGCTTCCGTACCCACGCTCGTGTCTCGAGCCGCGCGCCTTGTCCGCGAACCGCCCTGCGTTCCTGTCGTCCTGGTGAGAGTCACAGAATCCGGATCCATCCCGAGACAGGCGTGAACACCCTGGACGCCTGCAGGGTCTGGCTGGTCGTGCTGGCATCGTGGGCCCGAATAAAAAAGCCCGCCGAGGGGAGACCTAGGCGGGCGAGTCCAGCGCTCTGCAGGGCTGGTGGAGGAAACAATGGCAACAAAAAAGCCCGGTCGCTGAGCGTTTCCGGGCTTTGGTGTGAGTTATCGAACGTATCGAATTACGGCTGATTCTAGGGTGAAAATTCGGAATGTCAACCGACCAAGCCGCGGAACGACATTTCCGCGTCGAGCCTGTCGCGCGCCCGGTCCTCGATAGCTCGCAGGTGATTGCGGATCGAAGCCCAGCGGCTGGTCATCGTGTCTCGGTGCACGCCTGTCATTTCGGAAAGGTCGCCCAGATGAACCTTCCGTCCAAAGTGCTTCTGCACCAGCCCGTCGACCATGCGCCGGTTGTGCACGCCGGTGCCGAGGCATGCGGAAGCGATCGGCACCAGTGCTACTTTCGCCTCGAGACTCTCGACCTTGTCCGTCGCGAATCGTGCCACGATCACGTGCCGCTCTGCTTTGTTCAGTGCCTCGACCATCGCGCGGATGATGCCGGCCTGTGCCGCGCCATCGAGCCCGTGGAGGCCCTTGCCGCTGCCGATTGTGCCGCGCATGAGCCGCGCCATCGGCGTGGGCTGGTATTGCTGCGTGCTGTAGCGATAGGCGAATGCCAACGCTGCGTAGGTGCTGTCGAACAGCGGTTCTG